CCACCAGTATTTATTAAAGTCATCCCACCAGCAGCGGCAGGAGCAGCGCCATCTGATTTAAAAAATATAGCGGCTGAAGCGCTTACAAAATATAATTGTCCGCCTTCATATTGTGCTAATGCTAATGAAGAAGAAGTATTAACAGTTGCAGTACCAGCAGTTATAGTGCATGTTCCTGCACCTAAATTTTGAATTGTTACTGTATCACCAGCAGCAAACAAGGAAGTGTTAACTGTAATAGTTGTAGCACCTGCCGCGTTCATGGAAACAGTTGTACCTGCATCCGCCGCTACTAAGACATAGTTTGCGGTTTTAGCGGTAGCAGAACCGCCGCCCATTGCGGTCTGTTGCAATGAAGTCATCTGGGCGGCTGTTAAAACCTGCCCAGTCGTAAAAGTCTGTTTTGCCATGTATTGTCTCCCTAGTGTCTAATTATATCTTAATAAGCCAAAATATCTTCATCTAGAACGCCGTATGTGGCATTATCCAAAATAAACCCATCTGTTATAGGTTCTAAGGTAGTGAAGTTTCCAACCCAAGCGTTAGGGGTTATTTCCCAGTTAATGCCCTGAATTTGAAGGTTTTTAGTAATAACAGAGCCGTTAGGTTGTATATTGGAAATGTTCACATTATCAAAATAATCTAAACCAAGAATTGTGCCATTTGGCACTAGAGGGTCATATAAGTCAACACTCATTTGGTCAATTCGGATTGTTGTATCTGATCTAGTTCCTACATAGATAGCGGCTATATTGGCTGCGTCTGTATCTGTCTGTACTACTAAATCACTAAAATTAACTACATGAGGGAAAAATTGGGCAACCGAATTAGCATCAATATAGGTTTGAGTTACACCGCCTACCCTAGTAACGCTTGACTCATTTACAATCAATTTATCATCAAAAGCAAAAACTAGATTTTTATACGGTATATCTCCAGTTTGATTAAATTGAGTTGGTGTTGCCCCTGCTGAGGATATGGTGTTTGATCTGTTTTTAAATACTGCGTTGCCTTCAGGACTCATATAAAATGCGCCCTGCTCTGAAGTTTCAACATTTTTTAACGCCGCTAATGAGGTTCTGTTTGTTGCAGGGTCAGCCTGAGTTAAAGAATTACCAATGTCTATATTTCTCATTGATATTGGGAAATCTACCGTGTCAAGTATTTTATCAATTCGTGTGCCAGTATCTTGCCCTGCCGCTTGTCCTGTTACCGTAGTTAAAGTAGCCATTGCAAAAAGTCTAAAAGCATCACTAGCGTTAATATCTACATAAGATACATTTTCTGCAATATCATAAGCATAAATATAATCTGTTGTATAACCGCTAAATAAATAATAAGTGTTGCCGCCGTAACTGGCAGATATTCTAATTTTTCTCAACGGTGTTAAATAACCATAATAAGGACTAGAAGTATTTTGAGGGTTAAAATCGCCATTGGGGTCAAATATACGAACTGTACAAACACCTGCCTCGTAAGTATCTCGGTTTATATTTCTACCGCGCCTTATAGATATTGCCCTTGTTGAAGGTGTTAAATCTACTATTAAAGGTGTGCCGCTTCCTTCAGACAAAATATCACCGCCACCTAAAGTGCTGGTATCTAATATAAATGGATTGCCAAAAGTAGCACCAGAACTAAAATTTAGGCTTACATCTAATACAGGTAAAGTCATGTTATCTATTAGGGTTTATACTTGAGAACGAACCTGAGGCAGATGAGTTAATAAGACCGTTGCGCAATTCATCTAATAATCCTTGAGTTGCACCATTAACATTGATAACAGTAGTTGAGGTAGATGGTGGCGCACCGAATCTGCCGCCGCTTTCTCTGTATCTTTCTTGAGCAATCTCAGCGACTCCCATACCAGAATAACCAGCAGTACCTACTAGGCTTGAGGCTAGATCATTGTAGTAATTACCAGTACCGCCTAGAGGTGTCTTAGGCATCATGGTTAACAATTTCATCATTAACATAATTTGTTGAATTAACAAATCAATATCTTTAGACCAACCCTCAAACGGATAAAGCGCTTTAGGTAACTTGGCAATAGCCTCAGCAAGGTTAGTAGTCTGTAACTGAGACTTAACTAAATCAGTTGCCAGCCTAGCCGCCTCAGAAGCGTTTTCTTGAATTAAAGCCAACTGTAAAGAAAGCCTTAACTTTTCTTGATCTGTAATCTTATTCTGTAATGCTGCAAAAATCTGTATTTGTTCTAAATCAAATAGGCTAGATACCTGCTCTAATTTCTTTCGGTCTGCCTCAATTTTTTTACGCTCTGCTATTAACGCTTTTTCTTTAGCAATAGCGGCAGCCCTTTGTTGGGCTAATTTCTTTGCATCTGCCTGTAATTTCTTTTCTTCCTTTTGTAAGGCTGTATAGTCAAACTTCATAGCCATTGGGTCAAATGGCTTATCAAAGTTTAATTTATATTGGAATAGCGGAGATTTAGGGCTTAGGTTTAGGTTCTGTAATCCAGTCTTGGTGACCTTAATAAAGTCTCCAAAACCACTAACTAAATTTGAAATCTTATCTGCTAATGAATCAATTCCGCTACCGTACTTTTCAGGGTTACCAAAAGCATCATCAAGTGCGCCGACTAAAGCGCCGCCAATCATCTCTTTAGCATCCTCAGTTTTAGCCCTGAGAATATCCATCTTGCCAGCGAAAGACTCAGCCGCTAATGCTGCCTGCCCATCAAAGCGCTTAGATAAAAACTCTACAATTTTATCCAAGTCCATTGTTTTGGCTTCGGTTGCAGTTAAACCAACACCTAGGCGCAGTAATGCAGTCTTTTGTCCAAGGGCTGCCTTGCTCAATGCGGCTGTTACTGAGGCTAAATCTTTACCTGTACCTGCTGAAGTATCTAATGCAACTGATAATAATGTCTGTGCTTTTTTAGCATCTAAAGTAGCGTTTAGTAATGAAGTGAAGGCAGGTCTCAACTGGTCATCTAGAACGCCAGTAGTGTTTTGTAAGTTCTCAATAAATCCAGCAGTACTAATTACTGCATAAGATTGACCTAAGTTTTGTAATGTTTTAGATAATGCAGCAGCAGCCTTTTGATCTTCTCCAAAAGCCCTGATTGCGTTCTTGCTAAATCTTAAAGTCTGGTATGCACCTAAAGCAAGACCTAACGCCTTGGCAGACTTAGTTAATACACCTAATGACTTGCTTGCTGCCTTAACGCCCTTGTCTTTATAGGTACTGACAATAGGGATTTCAATACCAGTTGCACTCATGCTGCTAGTCCTATTCTACGCTTTAGACTTGAATTAAATTTAGCGGTGGCAGTTTCAATAGCCTTAAAAGTTGCCTTAGTTACTTTACCTTGATCTCTAGCAAACGCAGCAAACAGCAAGCGACCTTGATTTTTACGCCCTCTACCAATACTTTCTAACTTAGCCTCATCATTGATTGCAGTAACAAACTGATAACCTGCAAAAGGGTTATTGCTGTTATAGTTTCTTGTTGCCCTTTTTCTAATCTTGTCTTTGTATTTATATGTTCCTTCATAACCTTGCAGATACTCAAATCCTTGTTGGTTAACACTTGCAATAGGCGCTCTGCCTTGAGGGTTCTTTCTTCCTGCTGTTTCATAAATAGCACCAGCAGCAGACCTATTTAATAACCTATAAGTATTAACAAAGCCTGAGTAATTACGGCGTGAGCGCCCTAGAGAATAAGTCAAACCTTTACGAATAATATCTGGGTTGTATTTAGGAAATCCTCTTACCTTACCAGCAGTACGAGATACAACTTCTTTACCTTGATCTTGCCAGCCACTTAAACCATCAATTTGATTAGGTACTTTACTGCGAGCATCATCTACAACTACACGCATTGCAGCGCGTATTTCTTTGTTCATCTCTTTGTAAAGGTCAGGCGCAAACTTCTTTAAGGCTTTTTGAGCCTCAACGATACCTTTTACCTCTACTGGCATTTTCCACCTTTTTTGATCTATCCTTTAGATAAGCCAATGTCGCTAAAAACATTGATCTATCCATGTTAATAAATTCGCTATGCGGTATGCCTGTTTCAACTGCTAGTGATGCAATTAAATATGTGAGGTCATACCGCGTTACCCATTTGGGGAATCAGCATCCATAATCTCTACCTTAGATAGAGTCTCTAGATACTTGTCCCCAAACGGTGCAACTGTTACACCAGCGCGACGCTCTGCTTCCCATGAAAGCCAATAGACATCCGACTGGCGTTCTTCATCTCTGAATCTTTTATGAAATCCAGTTTTGAAGTTTTGTTCAAACGCATACTCAAGTGCAGGGGTTATTTCATATTCTAAAACTTCCCCTGAAGCCTTGGACACTCTGAGTTTAATCATTTACTACTCCTTAGAAAGTACCTGTTGTGGCAACGGCTACTGCACCGTTAACAGTCCATGTTACATCTTGAGTACCTAAATCGCCTACTGCACCGTTAATGTCGGTGGTGTTATTTACTAGGCAAGTCATTGTGTAAAGAGGGTTTGTTGCGCTTACTGCTGTTGCAGCCTCTTGCAAAAGAACTACGGTTACTGAAGTTCCCCATGCAGCCTGAAGGGTTTGTAGAACCTCTGAGGTTGCGGTGTCATTTAGGAAGGAAATTGTTACGCTTGATGCTTCTAGACCCTTAACAAATTTGTGACCTGTGTCACCCATTGCGGTTACTTCTAGTTCATCAAATGTACGGTTTAATGTGACGGCGGTCACATGGTCAGAAAGGTCAACGGAATTAACCTTTACGCCGACCTTGTTATTTAGAAATACAGCCATTGGTTATTCCTCATCTTTCTTTGAGACTGGTTTTGGCTTATCTGTTTTTGCTACTTGCCCGACTTTTTCAAGCCAAGCCTTG